CCATCCAAGGCCTCCAGCGCGGTGAGTGGACCGAGCTTGAGGCGTTGCAGAACCCACTGGGTCTGGGACTGTTTCATGCGGCAATCGCTTGCTGGTGCTCTTGCATGAATTCGGCAAGAACCTGACTGAAATAGACCCTGGCGTGTTTCACCTTTTCAAAGATCGCGGCTTCTTTGTCTTTGTCGCGCTGGATGGTCCAGCTGGTCACGCGCATGGCCTCGGGCAAATGCGATACCAGGTGCATCTGCATCGGTTCATAGCCGATCAGGTTTTCGGGGGTGTCCACCAGGCAGTAGTTCACTTCCCATTCGTCGGCATCCCACAGGGCCATATAGCCGCGCATCTGCCACTCATAGAGCTTGTCTTCGCAGTCCTTGGTGGTGATCGGGAACGTGCCCATGGACCACGATGACTTGATGTCGTGACCACGGCGCCGCTGGGCATCAAACAGGTCAGCTTCGCCAGTGATCCAGTCGTTGCTGCGGCGTTCAGTGTTCTTGACCAGATCAAGACCGCGCACCCGGTTGAGCAGGGCGATGGAGTCGGGTTCGACTTGCAGTCCCTTTTCAAGAGGCTTGCCCGAAATCTCAAAATCAACACCAAAGAGATGCTGCGCAGCCAAGGTGCGGATGTAGGTTTTGGCACCAACGGACAGTTCACCCTCGGCCTTGGTTTTGGGCTCGGTCATGAGCTTGCCAATCGTTGAGCAGCGGAATTTCATCTCACTCATGATTCACCTCCATGGCAGCCGTGGGGTTGGCTTCCAGTTCAAGTCGGCGTTGCCATACCGCCGCTTTCAAGGTGACATAGCCGTGGGTGTTCTTTTCATCGGTGGCCATCCGGCCCAGCCTGTTCCACAGTTCAGCCAGGAGCGCCAGGTCGTTGCAGCTGGTGACTTGCTGCAGGGCCTGCGGCAGGTCAAAGCCAAAGATTTCGCCGGTGTCCGCATCAATGGTTGTCTGCGCCTTGGGGGACTCCATCACCCGTTCAGCTTCATCGGGGTCAACGATTCCAGAAAAACCAAAAGCCAGGCGGGCGCACTGGATCATGGCCTTGTGGCGCAGCATCCGTTTGGGGTGCGACTTCCAGGGGCCGGACACATCCCGTGCACATTCACTGCGGTACTCGGTGATCACGATCGGATGGTCACGGTCCTTGCGGTAGATGGTGCAGGTGCAGGAGTCATCGTCTTGAACGAAGGACATGCCATTGAACTGTGGATGTGAGTTGATGATCCGAGACCAACCATCCACACCAACCACGGGCACGATGCCGTTGTTTTTGTCCGGGAAGGCGTAAATCTCTTTTGTCCAGGGGTTGAGGCCGTACTGATTGGCCACCAGCAGCAACGCAGTCATTTGCGCGTCGTTGACGGGGCCTTTGAAGGCTGTGGCCCGGAGGATGGGCATCAGTTCGAGGCCATCAACCATCTTCAATTGCTTGGCAAGTTGTTTGGTGAGGGTAGTGAGTTCAGTGCTCATGGCTGTTCGGAATAAGGGGTTGAAAGTTCGTGCGACAACCTGAGGACGCACTGCAAGTGGCGGTCCTCATCGAGGTGTGCATCGGTCGGCTGGCTGTACAGGTGGAGGCAGGCTTGGTCGGCATGCCGTTGAAGTTGGGCTGCCTGTCTTGCTTGTTGCCTGGCCTCATTCAGGGACCAGGCAACCTGTGGGTCTTCATCGGCAAACAGGTCTTCTTCTCTGAGGTGCGAAAAGCTCAGCAGCAGCGAAATCCCTGCTGCCAACAGCCAGTTGCCCTTTCTTCTGACACCAAACATAGTGGCTCCATCGGGGTGTGTTGATGAAGCTCAATTTAAACATGCTGTTTAAGATTTTTAATAAACAATACGTGTATAGATTTTGACTTTTTTCAGGTATGTGTAAAAGTACAGTGATTGCGTACTCACTGCGTATAGTCTGCTTGACAGATCTGATCAATATCTCAGTTGATATATATTTAAATAAATAGAGAAAATAAAAAAGCCACCATTATTTGGTGGCTTTTATATGTGCGAATTCGCACATAATAAATTTCGTGATTTAGCGCCTTCGACTGGTCCTAGCTTCAATCATCGTACCGATTATCTCAATATCCTGTGAATCAGATCGCAAACTTGGATAATCATCGTTCAGAGGCATCAGCTCAAAGATCAACCTGCCATCAGAGTTCGTGCTGCGTGGCCGGTATTTGCGGAACAACAGCTTGCTGTCATCGGCTTTAGCCAAGACGAACTCACCTGGTTCAGGGCGGATCTTGGTATCAATGACGATACGATCCCCCGCGAAAAACCTTGGCTCCATCGAGTCTCCGCTCAGGGTGATGGCGAATCGGTGGGCTGGTACCGGCTCATCAGAGAGCAGGTATGTCTCTACTTGTAATTCTTTAGCTGACATAGTATTCGACCAGTTCAGAGCTTGCTCATCACTGATCAGTGGAATTTTGTACTGGCCCAATTCGGAATATGCGACATTGGACGATTCGTTAAGGTTTCTGTTACCTTGACCACATTCTAGCCAGCTGGCTGAAATTCCTAATACCTGTTGACAGGTAATCAATCCCTTTTTTGATATACCTCTTGATTCCCAATTGTTCAAAGTCTGCGGAGTCACACCCAAGTGGCGAGCTAAGGCCGTCTGGCCATAGATGCCTTTGAGGTCTTGTGCCGCGTCATAGAGTCTGGACATTTGTGTATTCATGCGGAAATTATCGCTGTTTTTACACAGTTTGTTGTTTACTTTTTTTGGGTGGTGTGTTGAATTTCGTGTAAACGTGGTGTTTAATTTGGTGGCCTGCGAGGCCTTTGCAACGCACGACGAACACCCAAATCACACCCATCCATGAACTTCTACAAGCGATTCATCGGCGACATCCAGCGCAAAACTGGCCACCTGACCGTCACCGAGTTTGGTGCTTACAACCGCTTGCTCGATCACTACTACGGGACTGGTCAACCGCTGCCTCCTGAACTGGCTGCGTGCTATCGGATCGTGTGCGCCATGACCAGCCTGGAAAAGAAAGCGGTCGAAAGCGTGCTGGCGCAGTTCTTCGATTTGACAGACGTGGGATACGTCCAGCAGCGGGTCGAAGAGATGCTGGCCGACGCACAGGCCAAGATCAAAGCCAACCAATTCAACGGGCAAAAAGGAGGGCGTCCAAGTGTCAAAAATGGAACCCAACAGAAACCCACTGGGTTATTTTTAGAAACCCAAGTCGAACCCAAACATAACCTTAGCCAGAGCCAGAGCCAGATAACAACTTCACTTCGTTCAGTTGTTGGGGAGGCGCAGCCCAACAAAAGCGGGCAGGGGAGTCGGCTTCCGGATGACTGGCAATTGCCGGATGAATGGCAGGCATGGGCAGAGCAAGAACGCCCCGACCTCGATGCCCGGCAGATTGCCCTGCAGTTCGCTGACCACTGGCATGCCAAGCCAGGTTCCGACGCCCGCAAGGCCGACTGGCAAGCCACTTGGCGCAACTGGGTGCGCCGCCAACATGCGCCCAGATCCGGGTCAAACCAAAGCGAAACGACCTACCAACGCTCTCAACGCGAGCGCATGGCGCAAGTGGCCCCGACGGTCGCACGTGCCAAACCGGGGCGCTTGTCGCCTGACCTGCAGGTCATCGATGTGACCTTCACCACCCCTGAACCAAAACGATTGGGACACCCATGAGCCTGCCGATTACATGGATCGAAGACATTTTTGCCAAGCTGGCCTTGACCTATGGCCGCGACTTTGTGGCGCAGTACGAAGGTCTTGACCTCGACCTGGTCAAGGCCAATTGGGCGCACGAACTGGGGGGCTTCGAGTCCCACCCGCAAGCACTTGCCCTGGCGCTGCAGCACCTGCCCAGCGACCGCCCGCCGAACGTGCTGCAGTTTCGCGCCCTGTGCCGCCGCATGCCGCTGGCTCCTGCGCCAGCATTGCCTGAGCCTGAGACCGATCCCGCCATCAAAGCCGCTGGCCTGGCTGCGATTGCACAGTTCCTGGCCGAGTTAAAGGGGAGGCAATGACATGCCCGCAGTGCCTTCGCGCCCAACAATCCAAACGCACTGGCGTGTACGACTTCAAGTGCCTGAGCTGCTGCGTCCGTTTGACGATGACGACCTACCCGGACAAGAGGCTGGGGATGGCGCAGCTGGAGGCGATCTTTCGATTTCGTCACGCACCACCCCGCGAGACGCTGCTGGCTTCCGTGAAGCAGAGCTGGGAGAAACGCCTCTCAGCCGAGCCGAGCGTCGTTTCGCCCAAGAAAGGGGCCTCCTGTGAAGTCGTCCAATGAACCATTGATGACGGTCATGCTGGGCTGGCCACCTAGGAAGCTCAACCCGAATGTGCGCACGCACCACTACGAGCTGGGGCGGCTCAAAAAACTGTACCGCCACGCCTGCTACTTCACGGCGCTGCAGGCGGCAGGCGTTGGCAAATGGACCTATGCGGGCGACATCCGCCTGCACATGGTCTTTGTGCCGCCCACTCGCCACCAGCGTGACGAAGACAACCTGATCGCCTCCATGAAAGCCGGTCTGGACGGCCTGGCCGATGCCCTCAAGGTCAATGACCGCCGCTTTCGCCTGTCGCATGAAGTCTCTGACCAGATCGGCGGCTACGTGCTGATCCAACTGTGGCCACTCCCTCCCAAAGTCAAAGCATGAAATCGAACTTCACCTGTGACATTCCGCCCGACCTGAGCCATGCCGATGAACTGCTCACGCAGTACGGGCAGTGGGCAAGGGACCGTTTCACGCGCAGGCGTTGCGGCAGCGCCGAGGGCCGTTACCGCAGCTTCCAAGACGATGAAGACCGTGCCCCCAGGGACGTTCAGCAGCACATCGATGACGCCTTGCGCTGTCAACGTGCCTTGGCGCGGGTGCCAGAGCGGGAGCGCACCGTGCTGGCCATCCTGTACGTGCCCCAGCGCCTGCCAATTGAGGCACAGCTGCGTATCAACATGATCCCGCCCCGCCTGTGCCAGGAGAGGCACCTGCGCGGTCTTCGGATGTTTGACAACTTGTTGAACCAGCATCTGCAAAAAAATACATAGTGAAAACCCTGATAGGTTTTTGGGTGGATTGTGTGTGATTCCGCACAAACAAAAAATTGTCGATTTTGTATTGTCATTTTCATAAGTGATTGGAAAGCAAGAGGATCGTTATGAACCCCAAATGCAATCATCTTTTAGATCAAATTCAAGATGCTGAGTACCAATCAATTTGTCGAAGCTTACGACTGGTTTCTTTGAAAGAAGGTGACCAGTTGTTCTACCCGGGGGGCTTAATCGAACATGCTTACTTTCCCGTGAACGTATTGATCTCAATAAGTAACGAAGTGAAAGATGGTTTATCGATTGATATTGCGTTGGTTGGAGAGGAGGGAGTTCTTGGTCTACGGGGTTTATTTTTCAATACAAGCCCCTACCGTGTTTATGCATGCACATCAGGTTTGGCCTATGTCGTCCACCTAAGTGAACTCAAACACCTTTGTCAATCAGGTCTGTGGTTGCACAGAATGTATATCCAGGCGAGTCAACAAATCCTAGAGCAAATCGCAACAGAAACTTCATGTGCTCATTTCCATTCGATTCAGCAAAGGTTGGCTCGCTGGCTTCTGACCAGAAGTCAGCGTTTAGATTCAAACTTAATCGAAGCTACGCACCAATCGATCGCGAATTCACTTGGAGTGAGACGAGAGGCAATAACTAACGCATTGCTAAGGCTCTCGGGGATTGATCATTTCCGAGGTCAGATCGAAATTCGAGATTACTTTGCGCTGGAAGAAGCAGCTTGTGATTGCTACCGACCTCATACCGAATCAACAACTTTTCAAAAGACGCTTCTGTTCCAAAGCCAGGAAATTAAAATTTGACAATTGAAAATTTTTATGACAGGATAGCGCTACCTGAAAACGATTCAGTGATGTGGCATGCCTGACGGCAGGCCACTTCACCTCAGATTTAAAGCCCGCAACAGCAATGTTGACGGGCTTTTTTGTTGCCCAAATCCTGCACACCACTGAACTGCTGGGCGCTCGGTCTAAGCAGTGAGGCCAAGCAGGCCCGCGCAGCGATGGGCAAATCGCAGCCACCAACCACTCCATCGCACCAGCGCCGTGCCTCCTTCGGCTAGCGGTGGAGTGTGTTGGACACCATTGAGAACTTCATGAACCAATCCTTGATCAGCTGGCGCAATGAAAAGCGCAACAGCCACGAGCGTGGCTATGGGGTTGCTTGGCAGCGTGCTCGAAAAGGTTTTTTGATGAGCCATCCGTTGTGTGTCATGTGCACCGAAGAGGGCAAGACCACTGCCGCAGAGGTGGTGGATCACATCCAACCCCACCGAGGTAATCAAGAGTTGTTCTGGGATCAGAGCAACTGGCAGTCACTGTGCAAGCAGCACCACGACAGTGACAAGGCCAGGCAAGAGCACGGCACACGTGAACGCGCCAAGTTCGATCCCAAAGGCCGCGTGGTCTGGTAATCACTAAATAACTTTTCAGAAGTCTGTGCGTATCCGCACACAAGGTGTAAGAAATTGCTGTTTATGTGCGATTCCACACATAAGCCGTGAAGGAATTCCACCGGGGGAGGGGGTGCAAATCCCTGTCATCCATTTGTATCAGACCGACGTAGGACCTCCGTTTTAACGCTAACCCACGACACGCCATGAAACGCGCCCGATCCGATTCAGCCTCCAGTGCCGTCAAGGCGATGGTCAATGCAGCCCTGCCTCAGTTGGAGCTGCCTGGCCACGTCAAGCTGCGCGATGGCGACCGCCCGTTTTGGGATGGGGTGTTGCGTGCGCGCGCGCGAGACGAATGGACCGAAGCTGACCTGGTGGTGGCCGCTCAGCTGGCCCGCTGCCAGGCAGACATCGAGCTGGAGCAGCAGTTACTCAGTGCCGAAGGTTCGGTGGTGGAGAACATGAAGGGCACCCAGATCATGAATCCCCGGGTGACTGTGCTGGAGCAGCTCTCGCGCCGGGAGATGGCCCTGATGCGCACGCTGCGCATGGGTGGCCGCATTGCCGGTGATACCCGTGACCTGGCTGGAAAACGCGCCATCGAGCGCAAAGCCCACCAGGTGCGGGCCGAGCTGGAAGATGACGACCTGCTGGCCCTGTGAGGAAAAAGAAACTGACCCGTGGGGAGCGGGTCTGCAAGTTCATTGAGTCCTATTGCCTGACCCCCGAGGGGCAGCACATCGGCAAACCGATGAAGCTGGAAGCGTTTCAGCGCCAGTTCATCCTTGAGATTTACGACAACCCGTTCAAGACGCACTCGGCTTACCTGTCGATTGCCCGCAAGAACGGCAAGACCGGTCTGATCGCGGCCATCTTGCTGGCACACCTGGCAGGCCCCGAGGCGGTGCAAAACAGCCAGATCATCAGCGGTGCCCGATCCAAGGATCAGGCGGCGGTGGTGTTCGAGCTGGCCCGCAAGATGGTGGACATGAGCCCGGCGCTTAGCCAGGTGGTGCGTGTGCAGCCCTCTGGCAAACGCCTGATCGGTCTCAATCGCAATGTTTTGTACCGAGCGCTGGCCGCCGAAGGTAAGACCGCTCACGGTTTGAGCCCGATCCTGGCCATCCTGGACGAAGTGGGGCAGGTGGTTGGTCCGACCGATGAGTTTGTCTCGGCCATCACGACCGCCCAAGGGGCCTATGAGAACCCGCTGCTGATCGCCATCTCGACGCAGGCGCCCACCGACGCCGACTTGTTCAGCATCTGGATCGACGCGCAAAAGAATGCGCCCGACCCTCGGGTGGTGTCGCACATCTACGAAGCCCCCGCCGACTGCCAAATGGACGACCGGCTGGCGTGGGCTGCGGCCAACCCGGCCATGGGCAAGTTCCGCTCGATCGCCGACATCGAAAAACAGTGCCGCCAGGCCATGGAGATGCCCGCCAACGAGCCGGAGTTCCGCAACCTGATCCTGAATCAGCGGGTGGAAGCCTCCAGCCCGTTCGTGGCGCCCTCGGTCTGGAAGGCCAACGGCGGTGAAGCCGAGTCCGTGGAAGGCAAGAAGGTCTGGGGCGGTTTGGATTTGTCCAGCGTGAGCGACCTCACGGCGCTGGTGCTCGTGACTGAGCAGGGCGATGTGCATCCCGAGTTCTGGTTGCCCGGCGAAGGGCTGGCAGAAAAGGCCCGCAAGGACCATGTGCCCTATGACCTGTGGGCCAAGCAGGGGTTTTTGAACACCACGCCTGGCCGGGCCATCGAATACGAATTCGTGGCCGAGTTCATGCGGGGTTTGTTTGACCGCTGCGATGTGCAAGCCATTGCCTTTGACCGGGCCTTGTTTGTGCACCTCAAGCCTTGGCTGGTCAAAGCCAATTTCTCGGAAGGGGAGTTGGAAAAATTCATTCCGTATGGCCAGGGCACCTTGTCGATGACCCCGGCCCTGCGGGAGCTGGAGGTCAAGTTGCTGGGCAAGCGACTCAAACACAGCAACCACCCGATCTTGGAGATGTGTGCCAGGAATGCGGTGGTGGTCGGAGATTCGGGCGCCCGCAAATTCGACAAGAAAAAGCAACACGGGCGCATTGACGGCATGGTGGCTCTCGCCATGGCGGTGGCAATG